AAAGTAGCGTTTCATTCTTGTCCCCTTACTCGGATTGATTCATCAACTTCATACGATTGACCCCGCTAAGTCACAAAGTCTGTCGTAATCTCTGTAATGCAAGTTATCCAAAATGTGGTTGCATTGTGTTTTGTAATATCCCCATTCCATTAATGCTTGCCATGAATTAAATTCATCGTCTTGTTCCAAAAATTCATAAGATTCAAACAAATTACTTGATGCAATATGTCTGTAAATACAGTAATCTTTGTATTTTTGTAAAAGTTCTTTGTCTGTCATTCTTGTCCCCTTGCTCGACGTGCAATCAATGCGCTGTCACGCAATTCTTTGCCAAATGCTAAACGCAACAAGTCAAACCATGTAAATTCAACGATGTCACTCTTGAATGGTTGTGGTGTAAATTTCATTCTTGCCCCCTTGCTCGGATTGCGTTGGCGCAAATTAGTTCAACTCGTAGTGTGTAGTAGTCGCTTATGCTGTCCATGCCATCACATATCTTTGCACACGCCTCACGCTCTTTAGCTGTTGCACGTTCCTCCACCAGTTTGGCAAAGGCTTCAATCCGTGTATCAAACTTTGCATGATGCTCGTCATAACCAGCCTGTCTAGCCAATTCAATAATTTCATCTTGTGTCATAGCGGTGCGTCCTCGTAGTTGTCAGGGTTGAACTTCGGTGGTTTGTTGTTGTCTTTGTTGTTTGGGAATTGCGGGAAAGGCCACATATCACACCTGCACATTCTTGACTGCCCAAGTGCAGGCGTACACAATTTCGTTGGCATACGGGTCGTTGCCTTCTTTGGCTTCGCATGCCGCAACGCACGCATCTTTCATAGCCTCAGCCCCAAGCTCATAGGCGTTGGTCATGGCCATCACGGTATTGGGGTCGCATCCAGTGATACGCAGCGTATTGATCAATTCTTGTTTAGTCATACCCAACCTCTCAAAATATTCATTGCTTTCATTTCTTTGCCCAACAACATGCCAAACAAAAAGTTGCTATCTTCCAAATATTCAACCCAAGCAAACAAATTGTCATAGCCGAGCAGTTCGTCGCCTTCTGCAAAAGCTTTTTTAGCGTCTATCAAAGCCGCTGTAGCCAACCACCGCACATAGTAATAGTCAGCCAATAACATCAAAAGCGCGTCATCAGTCATTTGTCGCCCCCTTTGTGCAGGTCAAGCATCCAATACAACGCGCCTACGAAAGCGCCAATGCCCAGCGCCATTACAGCCACAAGCGCAAAAATGTTTATCAAGTCGTCCATGTTGAGCCCTTTGTAAAAAGTTATTTGATTTGGTGGTAGTCTTCTGCCCAACGCACCACTTGCTCCAAACTTTCCCAGCGGTCTCCGTGGTGCTTTTTGATGTGGTCGATCGGCATAGGAGCGTTGAGCTTTTGCATCATGCGGTCAGCTTTGCTCTCGCCAATGTGTACGGCAATTGCCTTGAGTTCGGCAGGCGTCAGATTCTCAAACACCCATTCATCGGTCTTTGGATCCCACCGCGCTTGTGCTGGATTCATTGCAATGTCCTTTACTGAAGTTGATTGAGCCTGAATCATATAGCACAATGATTCAGGCTGTCAAGAAGTTTTTGACAGATATTTTTATGCAGCTTTTTTCTGCATATTGACCACGACGTTTTTGGCCTCGATGGGCGTTTCAATCATGCGGCGCAGCTCGGATTTGCTATGGGTTTCGGCAATCTCTGGGGCACAGAAGATGCGTTTTTTGTTGGGGAAATCGGTAGAAGCGATGCGCCCCATGTCCTTCCAACCAGCTTCTTTGAGCGCGTGCAGCAGCGCGGCTTGAGGGATCTTTGTGCCGCTGGGCGCCACGCCCGTGAGCCGATCGCATACGCTGTGGAATGGGCTGCCGATCATGCCGCGCTGGAACTCGCCCAAACGGTTGCGCAACATCTCCACAATGAACGACTCGGCCATGCTCATGCCGTGCTCCACCAAGTTCATCTTGAACTCGGTCATCATCGGTGTTTCGGATGGGTTGAACTTGGACACATCGCGGTTTTTGAGCCACAAGGCCACAGCCTGAAAGCCCCCAGCGTGGTACCAATCCCACATTGCCTTGGCGCGGTCTGCGGCCATGCGCGGGGCTTGCGACCAAACGCAGAACCAGCGACGATCTTGTGAAGGCAAGGAAATTGGCACAGGGTCATTGGAAAATGCCAACACAAACGTGCGGTTGACCATCATGTAAGGGTGCAGCCCCTTGCGGTTGATGGGTAGCATGTCGGGCGGCGCCGCAATGATGGGCTTGAGCTTATTGGCCAATGCCCTGCGGGTGGCCGCGTCGGGTTCTTTCAATTCGTTGATCAAAAGGATTTCAGATTCAAGCTGATAGCCCCACTGCGAATTCACGCTGTCGCTGTCCATGATCCCACGGTTGCGCAGGTTGGCGCCGCAGACCGACCAAATAAACGGTGCCCACATCGTATCTTTGCCCGAACCCTCATCGCCGCCGTGCAAAATAGCGTGGTTGATCTTGATGTGTGGGTTTTGCAGCTTAAACGCCATGACGTTGAAGATGTGCTCAAGCTCCGTGTCGTTAGGGATAAGCTCACGGCAATGCGCCAGCCAAGGCTCGATGTCCGAAGGCGTCACGCCTGACAAATCTGGCCGCGCGTCGCGCCAGCGGTTGCCGTAGAGCTGGCCGTCGCGTTTGAGCAGCACGCCGTCGCCGGGGGCGTAAGTGATGCCCACCAGCGCCTGCGCGTTGCGGCGGTCGCGGTTCTCATCAAAACACACCGACGCCTCGATGCGCCTGCCCGTGTGGATAGACTTGCAGCTTATATGGCGGTACAGGGCGTTGAAGGTGCTGCGAGAAATTTCGCGGCGCTCCACTTGGTCGAAGTACGCATCATCATCTTGGATATAGGCGAAGCGCCCATACCAATCATCTTTTTGCATCCGGCCAAGTTCTTTTTGCTCTATCTCAGCGATCGCTTCATCGGCAGTCGCCTGAAACATGTCCGAGGGCTGGATCTTCGCCAGCGCCTCGCCCATTTTCTCGCTCAACAACTCTGAGCGTATGCCGGGCTCATGCTTAGGTGCACCCAATGTCGTCAGCCATTCAAGATATGCCCGTGAATTCAGCCCTTCGCAGGAGCTGTGGTAACAGCAAAACGACCGATGGATCGGGTTGTACCGCGCCATTGGATTGCCGTCACTGTGCTTGTCGGCTTGTGGGCAGAGCACGCCAGCCCAGCCGGACATATTGGGGCGCTCAAACAACATGGCGTTGTCGGCCACGAAATTGAGGATTTCATCGTCGCCGTCGTCTTCAAGCTTGACACCGCGCATGGTGGCGCTGTCTGCGTCGCCGGGCACCACGCCCAAAGCGTTGCAGATTTGGTCAAGCGTGAACTCGCGCTCGGGGTGGAACTCCACCAACTTGGATTCAAAGAAATCTTTGCCCGCTTTCAGGTTGACCGAGCCGGGGATGCGGAAGTTGCGCACGGCGTTGATCGCGCCCTTGTCGGTGAACCCAGCTTCGGCGACGGCTTTGATGGCTGCGGCAAATTCGCCTTTAGTGGGCTGCTCGGAAAATGTGTAGCCCCATTGATAGTTGCCGGGCGAAGTCTCCATGATCCAAGTCGGCTCAATGGGCGGCGTCTTGGATTTGGTGCCCACGTCGTCAAGCACCATGACCAACACATATTCGCAGTTGGCGGCGCTGGCCGAGGGCTTGTTGCCCGCAAAGCGATCCAAAATAAAACAGCCCGTGTTGGCGTAAAACGCCGAACCGGGCTTGACGATGTGATCTGGCGGGAAGGCTGGCCAAACGTATTTTGGCGTGCCGTCGTTGTGCAGTACAGGCTCTCCGTCCTTGCGTACTGGTTTTTGTTGAACGAGCAAAACCGTCTCGCCCTCTGGGGCAAGACCCGCGATATAATCGATGAACTCCAAGTCATTTCTCCTTTGTTTGCGCCCGTCTACCAACGGGCGTTTTCTTTACTTGCCGTAACGCTCCATCACCTTAATATCGGCGTTCAATGGCAAGCCCTGTGCCCATTCGGGCGGCGTACACATCACTCGTTTCATTTCGGCGACAACAGCATCAGGTTGATTGGTTTCGACAACGATTTCATCGTGCACGTGCAGCACGACGTCATCGATGTTGCGAAGAGAATGCCGCAGGATGTCATTCGCTGCGGCTTGTGTGATATTTTCACATGCAAGCCCTTTCCACAATCTTGCACGTGGCCATTCTTTTGCTTCAGCGGCAGGCTTCCAAGCAGCTTTTGCATAGGTAACGGCATCATCTTCCAAACGTGCGAAGGGATAACATAGTACTCGACCAGAAGGCAATGCGTACCATAGGTGAACCCCATCAAACATATAGGTTACTCGCCCTGCTGAGAACTCAGCATTTGGATTACGCATGGCTCTGGTGTAAGCTTCTTCCAGCTGTTGCCAGAATCTCACCGCCCAAGGATTCGCGCGGCGCCACGCATCAACAGTGCGACGAGAATCAGACTCAGGAAGAATGATTCCGTAATTACGACCCATAGCGGTAAAAGCGCCAACACCACCGCCATACCCGCAACTAAGAATAGCAACCTTACCAATTTGACGGCGTTCAGAACCACCAGTTTGCTCAATTTCATCTTCGATCTCACTTTCAGGGCAATGGAAAATACCTGCGGCCTCGCGGATATAAATGTCCCGACCTGAGCGAAACACATTCAGCACTTCTTCAGCGCGGTCATGGTTGGAGCACCAAGGATTCATGCGCGCTTCAATGGCAGACCAATCGGCCACGACAAACACTTTGCCCTTGGCCGGAACCATCGCCGGACGCAACATGCCTTTGAGCACATCGGTCACACGGTTGCCAAACTGCGGCACGATTTTGCCCTTGGCCACCATGACGTCACGCACGCGCTGAGGCTCTTTGGCGCATTTGCGCGTGAAGTTGTGCACCTGTAAGCCCATGCTCGAAGCCCTACCCGTGGCGCTGCCGCCATTGAACATGAACGCTCCGCGCACGCGCTGATCCTCAAAGTCAGCCAACGATGCCATGCGTCGGAACTTGGCCACAGACGACGCCCACAGATCGTCGGCGCATTGAATCACGTCAGCCACGTGAGGTGGAATCTCATCGGGATTTTCATCCGCAAACACAAGTAAGTTAGCGCGTACTGACTTATCAATGGAGTATTTGCGTTCGCCGTCTTTGTAGCTCTCCATCATTTTCTTGGCTTCATCGCCCACGCGCTCCAACACCCATTGACGCATTCTGGGGCTTCGCACGCTGGTGATCTCGCCTTCGGTAATGTCTTGCACCAGCGTTTCGATGTCTTCGAGCTCGATGGTGGCGTAATACATGGCGGCTTGCGCCAAGTCCACATCCACGCGCACGCCACGGTCGTTGATGCGCTCGTTGATGTGGTAGTCCAACAGCTCCAAGTCTGTAAGCTGGCGCTGCATTTGACTGTTCTCGCGCATGGCACGAACGTCTTGTTCACAATAATCAACCATCTCTTGCATGAGCTTGGGGTCTTCGTTGAACTCGCCATCTTGATTGGGGATGGACAGCAACCGGATCAATTGCGAACCGCGAAAGTCTTTGCGCATCCCAGCGCCAATAAATCGCCCTACGTCATCCAGTGAGCCGGGGGCGCAGTTGGCGCGCGCTTGAGCAGCTGTGCAATAGAACTGCTCCAGCTTGAAATTGATTTGTAAAACATACCAGAAGATCAGTCGCTCGAACGCAGCGTTGTGCGCGCGGATCTGACCTTTGAATTCTTTGACCTCTTTTGGAAAAGGTTGGCCGGGCACCCATGTGACGACATCTTCGTCGTCAAAGGCGTAGGACATGCAAAGCACCTCAGTGCTAAGGTCTTGGGCATAGTTGTATGCGCCGTGGATGAGTAGATTGCAACGACTTCGTGTTTCAAAGTCAAGCCATAAAACAGACATGAGTGTGAGCCCTCGGAAAATAAGGTACGGCTATTCAGGAGAGTGGCAGGTGCTAACGCTTATACAAGCCGAATTCCTGAATAGCTTTCCCCGATCAATTAAACAGCAGCACGACGGCGGCGTGTTGGCGCAGTCTCAGCAGGTGCTTCAGCTTCAGTTGCAGGTTCAGGCGCATCACCACCTTCGGCCTCAGCAGCTGGCGCAGCTTCTTCGGTCATACCCATCCAGCCCACGATTTCAAACACGGGTGTGTAGATACGGCCATAAGACTTGTGACTGTAGTGATCCTTTTTCAAAGACACAATGGCCACAGGCTTGCTTGGGTCTTTTTCGATCTGATCAGCAATGGCTGCGCCCAAAGTTTGAACAGCGCGTTTGCCGCCCACAGAAGTGGTGGTGTAGCGTGCTTCCATACCAGCGTCTTCGCCGTTGGTGCATTTCATCGACAAACCGACTTGTGATTCCCAACCCTTTTTAGCGCCTTTAGGTGCTTCATCCAGATCAGGCAATGGCTCATTGATGGCAACCATCTTCTCGCCCAAAACGTCGCCGTCACCCCAAGCAATAAAGCCGTGGATGAAGCTGAATGGGTTGATAGCCCATTGTGAATCAGATTCGATTTCGGTTTGATCAGCGCCAAAAACCCAGTGGCCTGTCTTGTCCATTTTGATGATGACGTGACCTGCGTTTTCCACTTTCATGGTACGCAAAGCGTTGGCAACATTCGCAACAGCGGGAAGACCAGCAGATTTAAAAACTGAGAGTTGATTTGACATTTTTTTTCCTTAGTTAAGTTTAGAGAGGGCAGCAGTCATTTGCTGTCCGATTTTCAATACGGCGGGGCGGGGATCGCTCTCCGACGCCATCGTAGTGCCTGATGAAATCGCCATGACGAGATCGTCTGGCAACTCCAACTTGCGCTTTTTAAGCACCTTCTCAACTTGAGCAGGGCTTAGTAATTCTGGTTTGCTGAAGATGTCGTCAAAGTTTAACTCCATCTTGAACAAGGCTTGCATGGTTTCATCTTTGTTCAACTTCCATTGGCGCGTAGCGCGTTTGGAAACGAGCTTGAATCCGGGCACAGGTGCACCTGAGTCAAGGATCTGATGCGCCAGCGCGCGCACGTCCTTGATCCAATCTTCTAGCGCGTCTGCCACAACAAGGTACTCAGATAACTTGGTCTTGTCGATTGCTTGAATGGCAATCTTTTGCACGCGCTCGACTTCGCCTGTCTTCAAAGGGCAAGTGGGTTTGGCCGCGCACCAACGGCAGTGCGATCCATCTTTTATGGGCGCATCAGGCGTTTGCGCCAGCTTCACAGCGCGCGCCAATTCGACCTCAAATTGTTTGATGCGCTCTACACTTGTTGTCCAGCGCTTAACTTCTGGCGGTTGAACGATGATGATCTCTACCTCATCGATGTCTTCAAACGCCCATTGCACAGCTGGCGTGCGCATGGCAGCGCCTGCGTAGAACAAACCTTGGTCGTTTTCTTCAGCCTCAACGACAACGCCGTCGCCAAATTTCCAATCGAGAATGACAGCCTTGCGACCCAGTTTGCCGATAACGTCAGCTGAACCAAACGCGCCGGGAATGAAGTCGCCGAAGTTCACGTAGTTCTCAACGACCAAATCCATCTGGCAATCTGGATCGATCTCGTCCAAGGCTTTGAGCGCAGGCACAAGTTTTTCTTCAAAAAGCTCTTCTGTCAGCTCAATGCCTTCGTGCTTGCGCCCAATGACTGAACGTGGTTCTAAGTCCTTGCCCAAAATGTCAGCGATGGCATCATGCAGCAGGGTGCCACGATCTGCATGTTCGCTTGAGGGCTTGGGCGGCATCTTGGCGCACAACGCCACAGAGCCGGGACAGTTGATGACTCGTTTAGCGGTTGAACCGCCGACGATGGATGAGTGAAGTGAGGCCATTAGTTTTTCCCTGTTAATTCAGCATAAAGACGGTTGCAATCTTTTTCGGTGTTCATCACCATGCTCATGCAGTCTTCCATAAACAATTGTTTGTGTTCATCGACAGGCGGTTTTTCTTCGATGATGATTTCTTCGCGCGGTTGTTCTTTCGGTGCAGGCGTTGCCGATGTGACATAAACCACAAACAAAAAGAAACAAACAATGCTGGCGCAGACGTTTTTGATGAAGTCAAGCATGTTGCACCTCAATATCTGTAGGTTTCGCATTGAACGTCGATAGGCGTTTGGATACGCCCAAAATCGCTGGGCTGAAACACATACCGCACAACAGGCTTGAGTTTGGCATCGGTGCATTGCTTGGATGCCTCGATGACTTGATCGCGGGACATACCTTCGATCTTTTTGACGCTGGATAACGGCACGGGCGCGTTGGCCAACATTGCGCATCCAGACAGCCCTGAGAGCAGGGCAATGAGAAGAGCTGATTTCATTTGAGAGTCCTTTACTTGAATGTTTGAACCCTCACTATAGCACAAAAATTTATTTGTGCTAAACTTTCTGACATGATTGAAAAAGAAGTCGAAAATTATTTTGTTTGGAAAGTCGCCATGTTAGGCGGTAAGTCCTACAAATTTAAATCACCCAACCAGCGCGGCGTGTCTGATCAGGTTGCCTGCATGGTAAACGGCCATACGTGGTTTGTCGAACTTAAACGACCCAAAGGCGGCAAGCTGTCTGAATTACAAAAGCTGTTTGCAAGAAACATGCTGGGGTTGAATCAGAAGTATGCGCTGTTGAATACCAAGGAACAAATTGATGAGTGGGCAAAACAGTTTGAAATTGCGTGACTACCAAGAGGTAGCCGCCGACTTCATCTTCGAGCACGACAGAGCAATGGTGCTGGCGCCTGTTGGCGCGGGCAAGACTGCTATCACGCTTACGGCCATGCAAGACATGATCAACAGCGGCCACGTCAACGGTTGGTTGGTCTTAGCCCCAAAGCGTGTGTGTACGGATGTATGGCCTGTGGAGTTGCCCAAGTGGGCACCCAAACTGTCTATGGCTTTAGCCGTAGGCACGCCCAAACAACGTCAAGCTGCGGTGGCGTCTGACGCCCATGTGGTCGTGATCAATTACGACAATTTGCAATGGTTGGCCGAACAAGACTTATCTAGTTTTGACGGCATTGTGTTTGACGAGCTCACACGATTGAAAAATGCGTCAGGCAAACGCTTTAAGGCGTTGCACAAAGTCATCGATCACTTCAAGATTCGCTGGGGTCTGACAGGCTCGTTTACCAGCAATGGCCTTGAAGATGTGTTCGGTCAATGCAAAATCGTTGACACCAAGCTCTTAGGCCGAAGCAAGGGCGCGTTTCTTCAGCAATTCTTCGTGTGTATCAACCGCGACTACGGCGATTGGGCGCCCCGTCCCGGCGCGCTGGAAGGCGTCATGGCTAAGATCAAGCCTGCCACCTATGTGCTCGATGCTGGCGACTACAAAGACAAACTGCCACCCTGTCATACGGTGGAGATGCGCTGCGACATGGAGCGCCAACACTACGAGAAAATGAAAGCTGATTTCGTTGTGGAATTTCCCGACGCGCGCGCCGTGGCTGCAAACGCTGCGGTGGTGACAGGCAAATTGCAACAGATGGCCAGTGGATTCGTTTATGAGACAACCAAAAAACCAAACCCAGAAAAGCCCGGTAAGTTCATCGTCACTCAAAAACCTGTTTGGTTTAGTTCGCACAGGTTTGATCTTCTTGAAGACCTTTTGGAAGAGAACCAAAGAGCCAACACAATTGTCGTCTATAACTATCAAGAAGAATTGGCCGAGCTTTTACGGCGCTATTCCCATGCCGTCACCATCGACGACAACGACGCAATTGGACGTTGGAACGCTGGGCGAGTTGAGCTACTACTTATACATCCTAAGTCAGCAGGACACGGACTCAATCTACAGCATGGGGGGTGCCGAATGGTATTTTTGTCCTTGCCTTGGTCGTTGGAGCTGTACGAACAAACTGTGGGAAGACTACATCGCAGCGGTCAACGGTTCGCGGTGTGGGTCTACATTCTGCTCACTAACAAGACAGTAGATGAAAAGATTTGGGCGGCGCTCCACGATAAACGCGCCATTAGTGACATTGCAATGGAGGAACTTAGATGACACGACTCAAAGCCTATGAGATAAAACTTAAGGCACTCAAAGCTGAATTGCGCATCCGCGCAAGGACGCTCAACTCAGCGCAGCGCAGCCACAACAGCACTGTAAAAAAATTAACCGCACTGGAGGAAAAAATTGGAAAACTTAAATTGGCGCGAACTTAACAGCGTGCTGACGTCAAAGACGGAAGATGAGGTGTTGGAGATGCTCAACGCCGAACGAGTGGGCGCTAAACGCCTATCTGTCTTGGAACGTTTGCACCAACGCTATAACACCCTGCGCGTAGCACGTGAACGCATTGAACTTTTAAAAGAAGCGAGGAACAAATGAGCAAGATTGCACAAACCCTAGCCCAACGCCAAAAGACCCACGGCAATTTCGCTACCCATGCTGAAATAAGTCAAAAGCTAAAAGCCGTCATGTACGAGTCTGAGGGCTGGCAAGACTTACCGTATGAGCACTGCGAGGCACTTGAGATGATTGCGCACAAGATAGCTCGTATCTTGAATGGCGACCCATGTTTCATTGATAGCTGGCGAGACGTTTGCGGCTATTCTCAATTAGTTGTCAATAAATTGACAAATTTTGAAGGTGCTACAGATGTCAAAGTCACTCGTCAGATTGTAAAGAATGGTGAGTTGGTTGACGCAAAGTAGCTTTATGATATTATAGGTTATGACCAATAGATCAAAATGGAAAAATCCTTCGGGCACCAAGACTTATTTTGCTTGGCGCAACATGTGCAGACGTTGTCAAGATAAAAAAGACATTGCGTGGGTTAACTATGGCGGAAGAGGAATAACTGTATGCGCCAGATGGTTGAAAAGTTACGACAATTTTTTTGCTGATATGGGTGAAGTCCCTGACGGCAAATCTTTGGATAGGTTAGACACAAATAAAGGTTATAGCCCTAACAATTGTCGATGGGCTACAAAAGAAGAGCAATTGAATAATCAGCGACGTAACGTGAGACTGACTCACAACGGTATGACGTTGACTGTTTCTCAATGGGCTAAGAAGCTTACATTGCGCACTGATACTTTATTTAAGCGTTTACAACGTATGCCGATAGAAAAGGCTTTGGTAAGTGGAAAATTGAGAACTTGGGTTCACGGCACAAGAGCCGGATACGAGTCACATAAGTGCAGATGCACTCTTTGTACAGAAAGCAATAATGCAAGACACAGGGCTCAACGAGCTGCCCGTAAAAGAAAGGAAAAATAATGGCTTTACCATCATCCCCAGCTAACGAGCACATTTGGACGCCTTCGGGCACTGATATTCAAGAGAGATGGCGCGCGCTAGGTTGGGTGCCACCTTCTGAGATCAAACAGTACCAAGACAAGTGGAGCTACTATCAGAACTTGCCTTTGCGCAAGCTCGATGATGAAGCCAAAAAGCAGTACGAACTTGTGCTCAAAAAGGCAAAGGTGGCGCGCATCAAGTAGGGCGCCCAGTGATACGTCGAATGCGTTGCGTTAGCTCATAGTCTTCGCGGCAATCGATGTTACAAAATAGGCCGTTGTTCTCGACTTGCGCATTGCAACAGAGACAACGGCCTAAATGTCTGGACTGTCCGGCATTCTTACGGATATTGTCTATAGCTTGATTGCGAAATTGCTCTTCGGTTTCCGTAGCTTTGTCGAACATGTCAGTCATCGCGTTACCACGTATCAAGAATTAAACAGCACGGTTTCGGCGTGGCGGCGTTTCACCAATCCGGGCAACACATGGCCGCCGCCTTTGACCCAATCGCCAAAGTGCGTAGACGCGGTGGCAAAGTCACCTTCATTGACCAGCTTCAACAAAGTGCTGTGTTGCAAATTGCCAGCGCCGCAGTTGAATGCAAAGTCAACCAAAGCGTCAAATTGGTGCTGAGTCAGCTCGACTTTGACGAGACGTTTGACAGCTGCTTCAGCGCTGCGCACGTCATGGCGCAAAAATTCTTCGGCTTGCGCGTGATCAATGGTCATGCCGGGGTGCACATCCGCACCTGTATGTCCATAGCCGATAGTCCAAGGATCGCCGCCTGTACCGGGATCAGGATAGGCCGTCAGGCGACAGCCCTCAGAGTCCTCGGTAACGTCAAGACCAGCTTGGTCGTAATTCAAATTCTCATTCATTTAGCACTCCTTACTTGGTTGTAAAAATCAATCAATTCGTTGAGCTGTCGGATCGCTTTGTCCCCGTCTGCTGCGATGGTGACAAGAGATTGAGCAGCCGTTGGGTCAATGTCGCATCTTGCTTCGACCCCAGCTCTGGCGGCAGAGGCGGGATCGCTGGCGGGTTGTACGGCACGGAGCGAGAGGCGCAACTCGCCAGAAGCAACGTCAGACTTAAGTTTAATAATTTGTTGGTCAGCTTTTGCATTTGCATCTCTCAATTTGATTGCGTGATCGTTGGCCTCTTGCACGCGCTGTTGTTCGACTTGTCGGGTTTGCTCATTCAGTTGCGCAATCTGCGCCACGTCTTCCAAGCGTTGATAGTGGATACCTTCAAAGAAAGCAGCCACGCACAGCGCCAGCGCGCCAAGAATCATATAGGGATTAAACATTGTCGCCCTTTTCTTTTACACGAGATTCTGTTTTCTTGGCAATTATCTTGTCAATAATCGTTGGCAAGAAAATCATCAAAGGCGTCAGAATGGCAAACATCGCTTTGTCGTTCAGACTTTGGCCTTCCATTGGCTGCGACACATGGATCAGCCCATAAAGTATAGCGAAGATGCCCCCTACGAAAGCGATAGACAATGACGCTTCCAACAGCATCAGCGAGAGCGATTCAAAGAAATCACCCCATTGTTCAGGCGTCCAATTTTTCATGGTTTGTCCTTATTAATCTTTACTAGCTGCTCAGGGCAAGTTGCAGTGACTGAACAGATTGGCGGCTTGCATTCTTTTTTGTCCCAGTTGGTTGGGTCTTGGCATGGATACCTAAAATGATCTTCGCAACCTGATAACAATATCAGCAAAGCTATTGCGATGCTTTTTTGCATATTTCCAGCTCCTGTTTCAATTCTTTGATTTTGCGCAAGCCCAATTTACGTTCTTCCATTGTCCACCAATATGCGCCTGACGCAATCAGCATCACAAGCGCGACCGTCAGCGCGATAGCCGTTATCCGTAGATTTCGTATCGTCGCGTCATATCTTCCTGAATCAGCAGTTCTATCGCGCATACGGTGCCTACGATGGTTACAACTCCTAGGATGATAGCCAATACCAAGGAAATATTTTGACGAATTCGTGCCAAACGGTACTGTCTTTTGGCCTCAGCTTGCTGCTCGGCCAGTTCTTTGGCTCGTTTTGCCGCCTCACGCTCGTTGATCAGGCGTTGACGCTCATCCACAATTTCTCGCCACAGGTCTGGCATACCCAGCTCATAGCGCACCATGTGCTCTAGTTCGGCGTAGTAGCGCCGTATCTCTCGCAAGCGCATCACGTTATCGATAGCTTCCATCGTGACATTGCGCGGTTTGCCAGCGGCCATGTCCTTTTTGGCCTGCTCTTTTTGTTTTTCGTGCTCGTCTTCTAGATGCTGTTGGCCTTGGAAAAACGAAGAAAGCATCCCCCCAACTTCGTGGGTGATGCCAGACAGATCATGGCCTGTTTTCTTTAAATCTTGGTAGATGCCGATGGCACCTTGGATACCCGAATACGCGGCCTTACATGCTGCAAAGGCGGTTATCGGATCCACATCACTTTACATGCGACAAGAATGTAAAGACTATACCTGCCATCGAACAAATCATAAGCCCCGCAGAGGTGATCATAATTTGTTCGATGCGCTTTAGACGCGCGTTGATGACTTCATAGCGCAACGCACAAACTTCTTCGTGCGTACTTAATCGGGCATCAGTTTGGTCAATGGTCGCCATATATCAAGCCTGTGCTGGTTCGCTTGAAGATGGTGCGGCTTCGGTTTGTGTTTCAACTGGTGTTTCAGCTGGTGCAGCAGCTTTAACAGCATCTTCAATGGCTTGCATCTGAGCGCCGACGACTTGCTGGAACTGAATGGTCAACAGCGCTGTCTCGACCGATGGGCGGCTACCGATGTAGTCAAAAATTGCCTTGACCAAGCCAGCAGGCACAGTGACAGGTTGCGTAGTAAAAATTTGTTGAGGTTGCATCATTAAACTCCATTTTTACCAACAAAAGGGTGTTGGCTTCCCTTTGAAAGTGTATCACGCATTATCAGAAATTGCGCTTTCTACAGGCGCAATAGCATCCCGCAATTGTTGGGTTGTCGTACATGAAGCAATAGTCGTTCTTGCAGTAGACAACAAAGAAAGCCAATCAGTGTCTGAAAGTTTATTTTCTATGCCAGCGCCTGTATTTGTTGCTCTATGATTTACTTCTATTTTTGCAATAGAATTTAATTTTGATTGTTGTTGAGCAATAGCTTTTGTAATATTGACAGATATTGTTGAACCATTTAATTCCCATGAATTAAAAAAATCATTGTCTGAAATAGGCAAAATAGAATCATCAACAATTATTGAATGGTCAGGAGTGTCTTTTGTTTTTACATCATCAATATGAATTTCACCTGTAGGGACACAAACAGAAACACCGCCATCTTCATTTGTGAAAACAATTACTTGAGCCATTATTTTTCCTTATCTAAAAATTGCCACATTAACAGTGAGTTGGTTTTGCGCCGAACCAGTATCAGTTCCAAAACCTGTCAAACGCAAAGATGTCGTTGCTGGCGCTGTTTTTCTGCTTCCTTGAATACCAGCATATCCCGAGCCAGAACCGTCAACCCCGTTGTTCACGCCCGTAACATACGCATAGTTTGTATCAGCAAGCGTTATTGAAAAGTTTACCGTGTAATCACCTGTTCCATTGTAAGTAACTGAACTTACATTTAAAGAAGCCCTTGGTGAGTTTGTGCCGCTTATAGTTCCATTAAAGTTAACCCACAATTGACAAACGCCGCCACTCATAGGAGAACTATTTGTAATGGTCACACCACCAGTGGATGCACTAACAGAAATGCCAGTGCCAGCAGAAATTGAAGTTACAGGAGTTGCATAGGTTTGGTCGCCACGCAAATATGTAGAACTGGAAGCAGTGCCTGAACCAAGTCTTGCAGTTGGCACAGTTCCTGATGCAAGATTGGAAGCATTGGTGTAGTAGCTTGCGGATTGTCCATTCAACTGGGTAGCGTTAGTTGCTGTACCAACAGTTAAAGTACTTGGCGCAACATAAGTAGGCGCGCTTGCGCCAGCTGTTAGAACATAACCTGAAGTGCCAAGAGCAAGGAATGAAGTCGCTCCCGAACCTGTGTTGTATGCCAAAGAGCCAGCCGCACCACCCAAAATATTGGTTGTATTGGTTGAGTTTGTTACAGCTGTTGTTCCAATTGCTGTTGCAATTTGAGAGCCAGTAGCCGCAGAAAGCGCAGTTCCATTGCCGTATAAAACGCCAGTGATACTTGTGCTTAAAGTAATTGCGGGTGTAGTTGTTGCGGTTGCAACAGTTCCAGCAAAACCGTTTGCGGAAACAACAGAAACACTTGTCACAGTGCCCGAACTACCTGAACCGTTAGATGCGGCTGTGATTCGACCGTAAGCATCAACGGTAATGTTCGCTGCTGTATAAGAACCTGCGGTCACAGCCGTTGTTGACAAAGCCAATACTGGAGTTGTTCCACCAGTAGATGAAATTTGACCTGTCGTGCCGCTGACCGATTGGACAGGCGTATAAGTCAAAGCAGTAGTGACATCGCTAGAAGTAAGCGTTACAGCGCCTGTTCTAGTGTTGAAAGAAGTCACACCACCAGCGCCATTTGATGCGGCTGTGATTCGACCGTAAGCATCAACAGTAATGTTTGCTGTTGTATATGAGCCAGCTGTGACAGCTGTAGTGCCAAGAGCAATCGTGACAGCCGAAGAACCGTTGTAACTTGTTCCTGTCAAGCCAGTGCCAATTGTCAAGGCATTCAAGTTTGAGCCAAGAGAAACACCCGAAATGGTACTGTTAGCTAATTGACTATTACTAATAGTTCCTGATAATGCTGTTGTTGGTATGGTTGTCGATGCAGTCATTGCACCTGTTCCATTTCCATACACATACCCCGTCAATGATGTTGCGCCAGTTCCACCATAAGCCGCACCAATCGCATTGCCATTCCAAGTGCCATTAGTATATGAACCAGCCCAAGAAAGTGTATTGGTAGACCAACTTGCATTTGATGGCGCAACATTATGGTAATCCCAAGAGCCAGCCGCAATCGAATTGCTTATCAAAACAACTTGAATATATGCGCCCGATTGGGTAGTGCAAACTGTTGTTCCCGAATTGTTTTTAATAACAATCGTGCCTGACGATTGGTTATTGTTAAAAGTAAACAATGCACCATTTGGCAATGTTGTTGCATCAGGCAATTGAATTGTTTGACCGCCTGAACCTGTAATCAACCAATTTTGAACCGATGCAACTGTCAAAACAATTGCTGTCCCACTTGCGGCTTGTGAAGTAAAACCTTCAAAAACACAATTTGCATTGATGTTTGCATTGGCATCACGCAAAACAACTGAATTTGCACCGCTGGATGCCGTGACTCCAGTTCCACCATTGGCAACAGCCAAAACTCCTGTCACCCCAGTTGTCAAAGGCAATCCAGTAGCATTGGTCAAAGTACCCGAAGAAGGTGTACCCAATGCGCCGCCATTGACCACAAAAGCGCCAACACTGCCAGTATTTAAAGCAAGAGCAGTTGCAACGCCTGTTCCCAATCCTGTGATTGAAGTCACAGCTGGTGTCACTGTTGTATTACTAGCCGCTGTCAGCTGACCTTGAGCATTGACAGTGAAAGTGCCGACCTGAGTGGCAGAGCCATAAGAACCAGAACTCACAGTAGTGTTGGTGATGCTGAATGTGTTACCTGTCAGCGTCAGTCCTGTGCCAGCCAAATAAGTGCCAGCGCCACTAAATTGAACCCAAGTGACGGGGGTAGTGCCCAGAGTGCCGCCCGGGTCAACTGTACAAGTCCACCCAGTGTCAGCTTGTGTTGTACCTTCTTCCACAAACACAAACGCAGAAACCAACTGACTCCATGTATTTGCATCCGATGAGCGAGTCCATGCGCCCGAGGAAGAAACATAAATACCATTGTTTTGAGACAGCGATTGGTTTTTAACCAAAACTCGGCTTGAAGATGTTGTCACACCATCAATAGTTTGTTCGCCTGACAATGTAATGTTTGCAGTTGTTGCAACCAAAACTGGGGATTTAGGAGCAAGACCTTGAGCTACTGTGTCAACATACAACTTGTTTGCAATGTCGGTCGTATTTACAGGGGCTGAAGAAATAGAACCAGTGGTCAAAGTGACCGCATTGATGGTTGTATTTGTTACCGCAGTAATTTGACCTTGTGCATTAGTGGTGATAACAGGAACTTGATACGATGAACCGTAAGTACCCGCTGTTCCCACATTACCAAGTGCAATAGTGACCGCTGAACCTCCGTTGTAGGATGTTCCTGTCAATCCTGTTCCAATGGTCAAGGAATTGGAAACTTGGGTCGCAGTTCCTGTCAAATTGGCTGTGATTGTTCCAGCACTAAAGTTGCCTGAAGCATCTCGAGCCACAATGGTTGATGCTGTGTTTGCATTTGTTGCATCAGTGGCGATTGTCACAGCCGATGAACCATTGTAGGAACTGCCTGTCAAATGAGTTCCAAATGTCAAGCTGTACAAATTAGACCCAAGCGAAACACTTGAAATGGTGCTGTTGGCTAATTGAGCGTTTGTAATAGTTCCTGAAAGGGCTGTTGTAGGAATGGTGGTCGATGCTGTCATCGTGCCTGTACCATTGCCGTACACATAACCAGTTAATGTTGTTGCACCTGTTCCACCATTAGAAGGTGTAATTGTTGTTGCATTCCAAGTTCCTGTTGTAACAGTGCCGAGCGTGACCAAGCTGGTAGAACCAGCCAAGGGCGATGCACCAACAGAGTTATAGGAAATGGTGACAGGTGAACTGCCATTAAAAGTTGAACCTGATGCCGCACCTGACCCGCTGTTGTTGAATGTCAAAGCATTGGGTGTGTCAGCGGTCACGGTTGTTGAGCCGCCCAAAGAAACCAAATTCCCATTGATTGTGATTGACGAATAAGTCAATCCTGAATTTGGAATGGTAGTTTGAACACTGATTTGACTGCCGCCATTGGCATATACATAACCTGTGTAATTGCCAAGCGTGACCGCACCCGATGCGCTCAATGTTGTGAATTTACCAGTGCTAGGAGTTGTTGCTCCGATTGGCGTATTGTCCAAACTGTCAAGAGTTAAAGAAACTCCCGAAATCGTCCCGCCTGTAATTGCAACAGAATTTGCATTTTGGGTGGACATTGTTCCCAAGCCTGAAACTTGGGTATTGCTGATTGCAATAGAGACAGTTGAAGCGGCGGTCAGTTGGCCTTGGGCATTTACCGTAAAAGTGCCAACCGAGCCAGCCGAGCCATAAGACCCAGCAGTCACAGCCGTGTTCGCAATAGAAACTGTTTGAGAAGCCGAACCGTCAAAACTTCCGCTGTTTAATCCAGTTCCAAAAGTCAAAGGATGAATTGTGGCGGCTGTAATTGTTCCGCTTCCACCCAATGCAACAGTCACGCCGTTGTAAGTCACTGAACTGTTGTTCAACGCACTATTTGGAATGTTTGTCAGGGTATTTGTTGAGCCATTGATGCTGACACCAGCAAAAGTTGTCAAAGTTCCACCAAGCGCCAAATTGATCGAACCAATAGTCACTGATGAATTTTGCAAACTTGAATTTGGAATCGGCGCATTGATTTGACTTGGAGCAATGCTGATTGGTGTATTTGATGCACTGGTTACTTGACCTTGTGCATTCAAAACCAGTGTTGGCACTGATGCCGCAACACCATAAGAACCAGCGGCCACACCTGTATTTGTGATGCTGAACTGTGTTCCAGTTAATGTCAAACCCGTACCAGCGGTATAAGTGCCCATACCTGAGAACTGAGTCCAAACAATAGGAGTGACTCCAATTGTCCCCGACTCGGGCGCGATCACATTCCAGCCAGTGTTGGTATAGAGAGTGCCGTTTTGAACAAATGTCGAAGCGCCGGGTACTTGTGACCATGCCGACATATCGTTTGATCTAGCCCAAGCCGTAGTGCTCGCAACATAAATACCGTTATCAGCTTGATTTGATTGATTTTTTACAAGAACCCTGTCGCCCGCCAAAGTGGTGTATCCGTCAATGACTTGCAATCCTGACAAAGTAATTGCAGTAGTTGTCGCGCATTGACATTCGCCTTTTGAAGTTCCTTGCGAAATTGAATCTGCATAAGCCTTGTTTACCAAATCAGTGGCTTGTGTTGGCGCGGAAACAACTTGCCCTGTTTGGGTAAGCATATTTGAGAATGATGCCGAATAAAGCCCATTCTCCAAACCATAAATTTGAGCAAATGCACTACCAGTGCCAGCAGTCATCAAGTTTACAATATAACTGCCAATTGCCCAAGCTTTAGCAACTGTACCTTCTTGTCCTCGCTGTACAGTCAATACGTCGTCAGCTATGTTAGTGCAAAGGACAATTTCATTAATGAGTTGACTTTGCGTACTAACAAGCGTCAATTTAATTGCTTGATTTGTAGAAGGTGCTGGAAAGTATGACCCAGTTCCCGCCGCAACAGTGATGGTTGTGTCGGTGCTTGCAATCGGAAGAGCAAGAGCAGTTTGCGCTTGATTTGCAAATAATAAAGTGGTCATACAGTCCTCAAGCGAAACTTGTTTTTACAAAATTGTGTAAGTGTCGTTAGCCGCACCAGTAAATTTGACAGTGGTAGCAGGATACGTCAGCGCATAAACCAGTTGACCTGTTTCAGTCAAAGTTGGTGTGACAGCTGAATAGTAAGTCGTACCATTGTCAAAAGAAAGTTGGATTGCTCGGCTTCCGTTCGATGAGTTAAGAATTAGCGTTGCGGGGTATTGAATGCCGGGGTTTGGCAAAGCGACAACAGCTGTTGTTGTTGTCAAAGTTCCTGTGATTGGGCTTCCGTAATTCATGTATTTCTCCTCACTGTTTAGGATGTTTCGCTTTTACAGCCTGACAAGCTGCAATGTAAGCTTGGATTTGTGTTTGATCATCTTTTACGATTCCGTCAAGATAATCGTGAAAATCAGGGTATTCAAGAGCTCTTTTTTGTGCGTATGACAATGAATCTATGGCAGCTTTCTGTCGCGCGTCATTTATAGCTTCAATTTGATTTTTATCAATCAAAGTAGCGTTGTCGGGAATAAGATGGTCTTGAGAACCGTCACTTTCAAAGGCATGAATTTTTCCATCTTGTGATCTATAAAATTTCATTTTTAATCCTTAACGAAGTTCTATCCATGCGCTAATGGAGATGCTAGTGTTAACAACTAACTCATAGCTTCCATTAACAGGTACAAGAAAAGAAATAACTGAATTGCTCGTATTATCGCCAACAGGTATGGCATAAGAGCCGTTAACTAACACTCCTACGCTGTTAACATAAGTTTCATAAATGTAAACTTGTATTGGCTTACCTGTGGTGTTGTAATAAACAGTGTTTTGACTTCTACTAGAAGTGACATCCTGATAAGATTGAACTGTACTTCCAATTCCCGCATTATTTGCAAAAGCTGTTGTCGCAAGCTGGGTTGAATTAGTGCCTGTTGATGCGGTTGGTGCAGCTGGCGTGCCTGTCAAAGTTGGACTGTATATGGGCGCATAGTTTGCTAAATTATTTTGCACATACGCAGTTGTCGCCAATTTTGTACTGCTATCTGAGTTGCTGGGTGTAGGCGCTGCCGGAACTCCAGTGAATGTAGGGCTATTAATTGGCGCATACAAAGAGAAGTTTACGCTGCCGTCTGTGATAACCCACGCACCATACGTAGAACTGTAAGACAAAGTGATGGGGTATCCGGCGCCGGGTATTTCTCCACCTACCAGAGCCGCATCGTTACTTAAAACAATAGGTATAGCACCTGTCACTGTAGAACCTAAAGTCAAATTCAGAGTCGCTGCGCCCGTATTTGCTGCGGTAGATTTGACAACAATAGACATGCCATCGGGGATAGCTGTCAGATTTGAAGGTATGGTGGCAGATAGCGCGTTCCCTGTTCCTGTAGCAACAGCGTACAGATATGTTTGAGCTTGCAATTGTTCAGACTGAACTAAATCTGCCATTGTTGCGGCAGTATCATAATTTCCAACAATGTCGTTCAGAGAAAACGGAGATGCCGTAGTTCCTTCTTGGCCTCGGATAACCGTCAAAGTATCTCCTGAACGAGCTGTACAAATACAAATTTCGTATAGTGTTGGAGTAGATACGCTATTGAGCGTTATTCTGAAACCTTGGCCAGTAGAAGGACTCGGAAAAAGCGTGCCTGTTCCAGAAGCCACGGTAATTGACGTAGCAGTACTGGTGATGGATGACGCCAGTGTAGTTTTTGCGTTGTTGGCAAAAAGTGTGATCATGTCAATACCTTAAGCGACGGTGTAGGTGTATTGGAATGGTACATTCAAAATGCCATCCTGTATAGCCGCAGCCAAAAAAGTTTTAGCTGCTGACGCTGTGGAAATTGTGATTGTGATCTGGCTAAGTGATGTGTACGTAACGCTAACACCGTAAGTGTTGTCGATATTAGGCGCAACGCCATTCACCCCATTCAAAAATCTTACTACACGCCTTTTTAGCCAATTTGTGTTGTATTGAAAACCATCGCCTTTATAGAAATCCCACGTCAATATTCTTTTGTAATAGTCGTCCGTAACTACATAAGATGAACTGGGCGAAGCTATGCCGTTTTCATTAAAGGCGTCAGTGTTGTATGCTTCTGTGTTGTATACGCCTTGATTTGAAAACACTATCGGCGAAGATACCGATGGTCTAGGTAGACCATACAAATTTGTGCCTACCCAATCTAACAATACGCCAGAAATCACTGAGTTCGTATAGATTGGCAAATTCAATGCGTTGATGGTGTTCAGATTGGCCTGCGATAGCTGGTTGTACGCAGTGAACAGCGCATTCAAGCTATCAATCGATGCTTGAGAAACCCTATCTGGGTCTTGCCATTGTTGGTACAGATATGCAGGCAATGTTTGGGTAATCATGTTTTACCCTTGTGTGATCGCTACCAAGGCTGCTGAAGTAGAGAAGTAACTTTCAGGATCGCCATAATACAGTGCAGTTCCAGACGTAGGAGAAGTCACCACGCCTGCAATTGTGATGGTAAACAACATCCGCGACAGATATGCGGGAGGAATTACCGCAGCGATGGCATTCTGAAATACAGCCTGAAGTTCAAATCCATTGATGGGTTGGCCAACAGCAATGCTGTTAATGTAGCTGACAATCGCAGGAGCCCCCAAAGAAGCAACCGCAGATGGCGACACATAGTTCGCATATGTTGTGTTCCAAGTCAAAGCAACTTGAACAGTCTGGACGGGAGGGTTTACAAATGTGATGTTGTAAGTGTCTGGATAGTCATTCACCGACACAGTGACATTGCGCAAATTAGGTGTTACCACGCCGCCGGATGAGTATGCCGAATATCCAGTAGTGTTAACACCTATACTGAAAGTTTTATTCGACAGCACTGTGATCGTATAACTCGCGTTATATGCGCTGGGTGTAACACCAGCAATCGTGACGACTTGGCCTGTCGTATACCCGTGATTCAAATTAGTCGTCACGACGCCGGGGTTAGCTTGCGTGATTCCGGTTACTGACAATGTAGACCCCACCAACATTGA